CACTCAAGAAGATATCTACGACTACCATGATGGGGGGTATCATGTTATGGTGTGCCAGTGTGTCGAACGACACCGTCGAGAAGGTAGAAAAAGCTGGCCTGTTTTCGGTTAGTTCCATCTCAGAATTTACGAAGTTAGGCAAATCTATATCGGTACGAGCCAAATCTTATCAGAATATAGTAATGTCTGATCTGAGGGACGTGTTTGAACTGGACGTCCTAGTAAACAGAGTAACAGGAGAAGTGGACTGGAAAACTGAAAAGAAGAACAGGACCCAACCATGCTTGACGAAAATACCATACAAGACGGTATACGAAACAGCTAGGAAACTGTTCTCTAAGTATGATCCTGACAGGGAGAAGTATAGACGTCTAGACTGGAAAAAATATTGGGGAGCAAGATGGCAATGGTCAGCTTCGGGATCAATACATAGCCAGTATGCTGAAGACACTGAAGGACTGCCTAAAGAGAGGGAGTTACGCAACAAGTTCATAGCACTGAATATAGCTGAGGATGTACCTATTGAACATTACCTTAACCGAAGACCCGAATTACACGCGTGGTCGTCAGTGAAATACGAATGGGGCAAACAAAGAGCAATATATGGTTCCGACATGACTAGTTACGTGTTGACACATTTTGTTTTTTTCAATTGCGAAGATACGCTACCATCGGACTTTCCCGTTGGATCAAAAGCGCGGCCTTCATATGTATCATCGAGGGTGAGAGCCGTGTTGAGGAGAGCTACACCGTGGTGCGTAGATTTTGAGGACTTTAATAGTCAGCACTCCAACTCTAGTATGGTAGCAGTGCTTAACGCCTATCTTGATGTTAATCACGACAGGATGTCCGAGGAACAGAAGAAAGCAGCTAAGTGGGTGGTCGAATCAGTCTTAAATACACGAGTCACTGACAATATGGGTTTGAAAGAAACATATAAAGCGAAAGGAACACTAATGTCAGGATGGAGACTGACTACGTTCGTTAATTCAGTCTTGAATTATATCTACACACGGGAGATGCTAGGAAAAGAAACCGCTGTACGCAGATCCGTGCACAACGGGGACGATGTGTTATTAGGTGTGACAAACTTCAAACTGGTTACTTCTGCTGTTGGACAAGCCCGCAGTCTAGGAATCAGGTTACAAAGATCGAAATGCGCATTTGGAGGCATAGCAGAGTTCTTGAGGGTAGATCACGTGAGAGGTGAGACTGGCCAATACTTAACTAGGAATATTGCGACACTAATGCATTCACGGATAGAGTCTAAGATTTCACTGTCTGTCCGTGACATAGTGTCGTCTATGGAGTCTAGGTTTAGAGAGTTCGTACAAAGGGGAGGAAGTAAAGACTTGGTGGTGAGGCTGAGGAAAAAATATTACTCTAGAATTGCGCCGGAATTTAAACTGACGGAAGCGCAACTCTACACAATCAAGACATCTCATGCTGTAGTCGGGGGCTGTTCAGAGAGCAGAACGGCACCTGTAGATGTAATCATCGACTACAAAAAGGAGGGAGAAGTGGAAGGTTTGCCTAAACACTTACCTGGAGTGATAGCATATGCTAGAGCTCTTAAAAAACAGTTGGAGCTAAAGGTGGAATTGCCTGAGGTGATAGCGAGAATATACAGTGCGACTGAAAACGCGGTCAAATTGGTGAGAGAACAAGTTTCTTTCAACAAGCCAAGAGACGTCATGCGGTACAAAAGGTATAAAGCACTGTACAAAGCACATAAGGAGGTTGCAGAGACACCTACTTTTGGGAAAGCGATGTTAACAGGATTTCTGTTTGACGTACTAGCTGCTAAGAGCAGATCTAGGACGTTGATAATGATACTTAACAACGCAAAAAATCCTATGGATTTCCTAAAAGTGGTAACGTAAGCACCTCCTGACGGGCTGAAGGAAAGAAAAA